ACAAACAAATAGCAATAAAACTATTGAGCGAATAAATGGCGAATGAATTAACAAATGAACAAAAATGTTTATTGTGTGGGCAAAAGGAGACTGGATATGACGAACTGTAAGGGTTGTCCGTTTTTAGTCTGGAACACAGACCATGAATCCGGGGGCGATTATAATTGCAGCCTGCACAATACAGTTAAAGAAACAATAGATAGTGGTAGGGTTTCCTCTAGTGATTGCAAACTAGACATAGTACAATGGAGCATAAAGGGTGAGCTTAATTCAAATACATTCATTCCAAAGGATATTGATGGAGCGTAAAGTAATTTTTGGTTTTATAATATCGCTTATAACGATAACTTTGTTGTCGGTTTTATTTGCGGATAATCTAAAGAGCGAACTAAATGATGGTGCAAAGTTTGTAGTCACCTTTACGGTAGTTTCCATATTTATTTTCGGGCAATGGGTGGTGTTTTATTTTCGTGATTGGGTTATTGATGCTCCCAAACGAAATGAGTTTATTAGAAGGGCGAGACAAATGAATACCTTAGTGGATAGATTCCGCTTGGGTCAACTTTATAAATATTGCAGTAAGACTACGGGCGAAATATGGGAGTGTGGAGTTTACAAAGGTGGTACAGCCAATGCACTTTCCATCTTCGGTAGAACGTTAAGATTATTCGATACGTTTGAGGGCATGCCTGAAACTTGTGAACATGATAACTTCCACAAGAGGGGTGATTTTAAGGTTACGGAAATACCGAAGATAAAAGACGCTATTTTCTACATTGGCAAAATACCAAGAACGTTTGAGGGATTGGGTAAATGTAAAATTGGTTTCGCTCACGTTGATGTTGATATATACGAATCAACTTTAGCGTGTTGCAAGTTCATCGTTCCGAGACTTGTCCCAGGTGGCGTGATAATCTTTGATGATTATGGATTTAAGACATGTAAGGGAGCGAAGAAAGCCATTGACGAATATTTCGGGGATAGGATTCAAAGGCTATGGACAAGACAAGCAATATACGTAAACAAAGGAGCACAATGAAAACAATTATAACTTTAATCTGCTTATTCTTCTTTTCGTTAGGGGTTAATGCTCAAGTTAAAATAGGGAATATCACAGTTACGGAATCAACGGCAAAGGAATATTTTCTATTCTGTTATCAGAATCCAGATACCTCAAGATGGTTTTATGACTATACAGTGACAAAGGCTATGAAGGAAAAACATAAAAGACTTTCTGAGAGATTGGATAAAGCAAAAAATTATGCTGATACTTTGGATGTGTTCCGAACTGATAGCACAATTAGTCGCTGTAGGCAGTTAAGACCAGATGAAGCTTATTTGTCGAATAACAATGTTGGGCATATATCCAAAACTAGAGAAATACATGGTGAGACTTTTTATTATATAGCTTATTTAACAAAACATGAACCAACGGCACAAGATTTCTTAGAGTGGTATATAAAGCAAGGTAAATAATTTACACATATATAACGTAACGTAAAAACAAAGATAGAGGGCTAGAAATGTATTATTCGCAATCAGAGATAATAAACTTCAAACTATTAGCAGATAAAGCTAGAGTTGACAGTGATATGCTAAAGGACTTGATCGAAGCCGACAAGCAAAGCAAACTAAAATTAAGCATGGTGAAGGGTGAAAAGTATTACATGGGTGAGCACGATTACCTTCAGCACCAGAACCTTTATTATGATTCCAACGGTAACTCGGTGGAGATTAAAACAAGGGCAAACAATCTAATCCCGGTGCAGTTCTTCACGTTATCAGCAGATCAGAAAAAAGAATATTTGTTGGGCAAACCCCCGACAATCAGCATCGAGGAGCCGTGGGTCGAAGATGAAACCGCACCAACGAAGGAAGAAAAAATCGCAATCGCACAAGCCGAAAAATTCCAGACAGACTTAACGAAACAATTGGGTAAAAAATTCAACAACATTTTAGGGGATAGTGTACTCGGTGCTACGAAGAAAGCCCTAGAGTGGATTCACTTCTACATTGATCCCGACGGGTCGTTTCAGTATGTGATTACACCGGCTCAACAAATAATCCCGATTTACGATGTGCAGTATGAGAACAAACTAATCGAAATAATTAGGTACTACGAATACACACTAATAAACACTCAGTCAAAAAGCAGGGTTCAAAGATACAAGGTTGAACGCTGGACGAGTACGGAAGTAACCTATTATGAACAAGGGGAAAACGGGGGATTCTCATTAGACCTATATTATGAAACAAATCCATATCCTCATTGGATGGATGTTAATAAGGCTTTAGCTAAAACTGTTAAGAATAACTGGGGTCGTCCTCCTTTCGTGCCTGTGTTCAACAATTCGCAAGGAACTAATGACTTACAACCCATTAAAGAGCTTATGGATGCCTACGACAAAGTAATATCAGGTTGGGCGAATGATCTTGAGGATATTAAGCAATTGATTTTAATTCTGAAGGGATATAATCAATTAAGCGAAGCCACAAAGAAAGGGTTAAGTGAGCTTGAATATTTTCTACAAACACTTCACACATATGGAGCTATCCCGATTGACAACGATGGCAGTGTGACTAATTTATCTAATGATATTCCAGTAGATGCAAGGGAACGTTTTTTAAAGATTTGTAGAGATGCCATATTTGAAATCGGGCGCATGGTTGACTCAACTAAAATGATGCAGGGTGATGTAACCAACGTGGCTATAAAAAGTCATTACGCCGGATTGGATATGAAGTGTAATGCAATGATAGCAGAGCTTCAGGAATCCCTAGTTGACATCATGTGGTTTATTGTTACTTGGATGAACAAGAAGAATAACACGAAGTACGACTATAACCAAATAGATTTCACGTTTAACAAATCACAGATATTCAATGAGGCTGAATTCACGACTTCGCTTGTTACCGTGGCTGATAGGATAAGCGAAAAGACTTTCTTGGAGAACTTGCCATTTGTCGATGATGTGGATGAAGAAATCGCTAGACTTGAAGCCGACCGGGAAAGGAAAAACAGTACGAACATGGCGAACCTTGATAACGTGCCTGATGAGAACTACTACGATAAAGACGGCAGGGTAATCACAGACAAGAACTACACGGGCGAGTTGTACGATGCAGCGGGCAATGAAGTCAGGGAATCAAGAAACATAACAACGGCGTAAGGGTTATATAATATGGAAATAACATTAGCGGGTGATACCAATTATTTTAAGAGAGGTGATATTATTTGTATACACCATGATAATAGCGAACTTGTTTTGTCTAAGATAAAAAGGATTAATAACAATGTGGTAGATGTAAGAAAATTATATTTCTATGAAAAACTTTGGGTACGAATCAAACAGTACATAAATCAATCGCTGACACAAATAGGTTTTATTCACAACCAATAAAGGAGTGAGAAATGGAACAAAATATATGTGATCGCTATATAGGACTTTCAAATTATAGACATTTTACACTTTGGCAAAGATTTAGGTTATTTTTTATGAAAGCGAAAACTACTTATGATAGGGACATAAATACCGGGGAACCAGAAATCTTTATAAAATATAAAAGTTTGAAAGTCAATGGTGATTCTCATGGGATTTGCATTGTTGATATAGGCGAAATGCCGAAGAAAAATTTAACCAAAATATAAAGCAAACAATATAATTTATCACCTACAAAGGAGTAAGTAATATGTGGATAAGTAAAGAGAAATATGGAATGTTAATAAACAAACTTGAGGAACAAGAGTCTTTAGTAAAGGCAATTGATAAATGCGAAAAAAGTTACTCAAAGCGAGAGAAAGAGCATCAAGAAGAAATTACTAGGTTGAGAGCAGAGATTAACAAATACAAACCTAAGATCAAATATTTATATAAAATAACAGATAGTAGGAGTATAGCCCAGACGATAGAGGGTTATTCTTATATCAATCATGCAAGTTATAATGGTGGTGGGTATTTGACAATCTACGGCAAAACAGATGAAATAGTGGGTGTTTTTAGTGATGTAAGTTCATTCACAATAGAACCAATGGAGGATAAATAACATGTCTGAATTAAAGTTATTGTCAAATGGTAAAGATATCGGTTACACAAAACTAATATTTCACGAAATGGATTATTATAGCAATATGATATTGATAGACGTTTATACATATTTGAAAGACCCACAAGACCCCAGAAGAAAAATAAGATATAAGGTTGATGATGCAGAAGAGATAGTGGAAACCTACGGGGTAAAAAGTGTGAATGACAACATAATAGAATTAATAGAATTACCTAGAACAAATGAAATGAAGAATAAATAATTGAGTGACGATCAAGCAAATAGAACAATAAGAGACTTATTAGGCAAAGCAGACGATTTGTTCGACAAAGGATATGCCAAAGCTGAATTAAACGTCTTACGTGGGTATAAGAAAGCTCTCAATGATATTAAGTTAGAGCTATCGGATATGTTCGAGAAATATAACGGTAACCCAACGATAACCGAGCTAAGGAAGTTTAAGAGACTGGATGCACTTGAAGCCAAAATAACGAAGATAATCGGCAACATGCAAAGAGTTGAAATAAACCAAATACAGTTTGGGATTAAAGACAGTATGATAAGTTCGTTTGATAGAACCGGGTTTGCAATCAGTACGGGAACGGGACTTGATATTGCCTTCGGTGAAATTCCTAAGGATAGCATGGATTACATCCTGAGATATAACAGATGGGATAATAGGGTTAAGGATTGGAACGCTAAGTTATTGACAGACATACTAACGGAAAACGAGCAAATGTTAAGAGCCAACGCTAGTCTTGAGGTGGCTGGTGGATTGGCACAAGGCAAGTCTTATGCTGCGGTTACAAAGGCGATTAAGAATAGATTCGATGTAACAGCGGGAAGGGCTAAGGCTATTGCTTACGACCAGATGCACGCCGGACATATGGCTGGAAGGGTTGAAGGGATTAACCAAGCGACAGATGCGGCTAAACGATTGGGTGTAGAGACTGAAAAGATATGGCGACATAATCCAGGCGCAAAAGTGCCTAGACCGGATCATGTCCAAATGGATGGTACGCCCGCAGATGAAAACGGAATATTTACTTTGCCTAGTGGTGTTCAGGGCGAAGCTCCGGGGTTAATGAATGATGTTGGGGAGAATGTCTTTTGTGGATGTTCAGCATTGTTCCAGGTAAAAGGATTAGACGAATTATAACTAACTTAAAAAGAGGTTAAAATGAAAGACGAAATAACTATTGAATGGATCGAGCCAAACTATTTTGATGCTGGGGTAATCGGTGAAAAGGAACGCATACTTTGCAACTCTAAAGTCTATTATACTGCTAGAGTAAACGATCTCAATATACAGGGCGATTACATTACACGTGAAACATCTAAAGAGAAAATGATAGAAGAGATAATGGGATTTTTGAAAAGGGATTATGACACTAATAACATTGTGAAAGAAGAACCAAGAAAAGAAAATAGAAACGCATGGATAAGT